TACGGACTAATTGTTCGTGCCTATCACCTTCCTTTGATCCATACCTTAATGTTCCCGAATACTTGCCTTGATAATAAGAAGGTTTAAAATCTGTTATCTTTTTTCTTTCGGGCCTTTTTAACATTAAACCCTCTTTAATTTCTTTTTGTGTGTATGGTTGTCTATCAATTCTATTAATAACTTTAACGGGATAAGGTATATTTGTTTTATTATGAAAAAACCCCGCAACTCTCATAACACGGGGCAAGTCTTTAACTTTGGGATCACTATTAAATTTATTGGCCAATGCCTCTTGAAATAAACTAAAACTATCTAATATCATATCTTCCACTAACCAATAACAATGATATTTATTGGGACTTGAATTGATTATTATATGTGGTTGTAGTTCAAATTTCTGCGGTAAAGGTGTTCCGTCAAGATCAATAAATACTGCCCTAACTTTAGTAATATTCTTTGTTGATCTTCCCTCTAAATCTGTTTCATTTACACAAAAAAATATTCCCGCACCTTGTTTGTTCAATCTACTTAAAGTTTTAAAATGTTGTTTAAGTGATCCGTGTAATTGTTTTATTAGTTTCTTATTTTTAACTTTATCATCAAAAGTTTGGAATGTTATTTTATCACCAAAATATTCCATAAAACTATGATAATGAGATAGTTCCGAATACTCATTCATAACTCACCTTTGTTTCTAAATTGTTTAATACTATCTTCTACTTGTTTTGCTAATTTAATATTATCTAATTTAACCTCTTCTAATTCCTTTGTTAATTGGTTGTTCCTCTCTTTAAAAGAATTGCAAAGTAATTCAAAATTATGTTTCTCTTCCGTACATCTATTTAATACATCTTTTAAATCTTCTACTTTTTGTTTAATTTGTTTCTCAAATTTTTTATATGCCTCTATTTCTTTTCGCATATCATCCATTATATTGTTAAAATCTTTGTCCATAATTACCTACATATACATCCATAAAAATCACCACTTCCGTCTTTCATTACATGAACATTAATTGGATAGTCATAATAGGTTGTTAAATGCAATCTCAATATATCGCAAAGATCAAAACAATCTATATCACTTAATAATTCTATTCCCTTTGTCATTTCTTTTGAAACCTCTACTAAATGATATAATCCGTCATTTAATATTATTAAATCCACTAATCCTCTTTTAATGTTTCGGAAGACCACCTCTTCATTGCCCCTAATCTTCCCGCTTTCTGTTTTAGTTTTCTATTCTTTTCTTGTTCTTTCCGTTCCTCTTCTGCACTTATGCAAATCAATTCAGTTTTACCCGTTTTATCATTCTTTTTTTTGTCAAATAAATGCTCTATTTTAGGCCAAATCTTTTTAATCTTATCTAATCTGCAATTACATAATCTACTTAATATTTCCCAATCAAACTCAATGCTCTTTCCTCGCCAACAATGACAATATAATAAAACATATGCCCCTTGTTCATCTAAAGACATTTTAAGTCTATTGGGATCACTTATCCAATCACCCGCATAGAATTGAAAAGCGGGGGATTGTTCTTGGTTTTCTGATTTTCTCACCTTTTCACCGCCATATAACTAAACATTTCGGGGCCTAATCTTTTCTGTACTAAACAAATTATTTTTCTACTTTCTAAATTTCTAGCCATAGCCCCTAACTTTCTAACCTCTATTCCTTGTGCTTTCTCACAATCTTTTGATAAAAACCCTTGATAGTATTCGTGCTTATCACCTAATTGTGCCGATTGTATGAATTTTTCTAAATCATACATTTTCTTTTTTACATGATTTGCAATTACTTCGCCTACGGGGTACCACCCGCCATTAGATTGTATCATTTTGTCCTCTTTTGATTTCATATTTATTATTAACTTATGTAAATATATAATTATTTCCATTTTAATTGTCAAGGGGATTATTGTCCACTATCTTGTTTGAAGATGTAGGTGTAGGTGTAGTTGTAGGTGAAGGTGAAGGGCTATATTTTGCCAATAGCAAAACGATAGCAAAAACATGGCGGTGCTATAAGAAAATGGTGAAAAATAAGGGCGATTAGAAAACATAACCTAAAGAGAAAGAAAAAAAACTAATCGCCCCTACGGAACAAGACCTTTATTGTTTTGGATTTATGTCCAAATCTGGTCTTATATACTCTATATCAAAATCACCAAGTTTTGCAATCTGATATGCTCTAAATGGTGGAATAACTTTCCATTTTGATACTGCGGGATGTGAAATCCCTAACATTTTTGAGAGTTTTTTACCCCCATATGTATTAACTACCTCTCTTTTCCGTTCTTGTGCTATTTTAAATGTACTAGCCATTATTTAACCCCTCTATTTCATGCTTTAATCCAAGCAAATACCTTGCTTGTTCTCTAGTTTCAATTCCTTCATTCGCCAATTTAAGTATTGCTTCTGCCTTTTTGTAATGATCGGGAATAACACTAGAACGATCAAGATTTATAACCTCTTTAGCTATTCTTTTCTCTTTAGCCGTTAGTTCCTCAATCAGTTCATCTAAAATTGTCGCCATATTGTCCTTTTTTAGTAGTTAATTATTTTTGCAAAATTTAATGTCATATTAACTACAATTAAATATATAGACCTTGACTTAACAAAAATCAAGTATTATATTAATAAAAGTTAATAATAAATAATAAAAAAAGCGAGGTAAAATGACTACTATTGTAGCCACAACGGGTACCAATGAGTACCCAAAAGTCCCAACGGGTGTCCATAATGCAAGATGTGTACGAGTAATTGATCTTGGAACACAAAGAAATGATTATGGGGGAAATATAACATATAAAAGACAAGTTCTTATTATATGGGAAATACCCGATCAAATAACAAACGATCAACCAATGACAATCAGTAAATTCTATACTTTGTCTTTACATGAAAAAGCTAATTTAGGTATGGATTTAGTTTCATGGCGAGGAAGACCTTTTACTGAACAAGAAAAACAAGGATTTGATATTACCAAATTATTAGGTATTACTTGTCAAATCAATGTAATGCACAATGATAGCGGTAAAGAAAAAGTATCTAGTGTTATGCCTTTAGGCAAAGATACACAATTAAAAGACCAATATCACGAAAGCATATCTTTCAGTATAGATGACTTTCAAAAGGGCCAAAGAGAGCAATTTAATAAGCTATCCGAAGGTATTAGAAAGATGATACTCCGTTCAAAAGAATTAGACGGAATTGATACTAGCGATCTTGGTGATGAAGGTAATGGAAACGATTTAGGCAAAGTTCCATTTTAATGAAATATACTAATGCGTCAAATCTCCCTAAAGCAATAGAGAGGGCGGTAATTAATGATCCTTATGATAGCAAAGGATCAGATATATCAACTACAAAATTGATAGCACCGCCCCGTATTAGAGTATTGCAAAAGAAACATTGGGAAGATATTGAAGAGGATATATCCGATAGAGTATTCTCTTTATTAGGGCAATCTGTTCATCATGTTATTGAAAGATCAAAGACTAGAAAAGAAATAGCTGAAAAAAGATTATTTTATAAAGATGACAAGATCACTAATGGTTGGACTTTAAGTGGTCAATTTGATTTATTAAATAGAGAGGGCCATTTAATTGATTTTAAATGTACATCTGCTTGGTCGGTTGTTTCTGCTTTAAGTGAGGGAAAACCCGAATGGGAAAACCAACTTAATGTATTAGACTTCTTATGTAGAAAAAATCCAAAAGAATTAATCAATTACAAAACTGAAATAAAAGTAAAACGATTATCTATTATGGCTATATTAAGAGATTGGTCTAAATTAAGAGTTATGCAATCTGATAACTACCCAAGAAAACAAGTAGTTATGGTACCTATTCGTAGGTGGACAGAAGAAGAACAAGAAAACTATATTAAAGAAAGAATAAGAATACATCAAAATGCTGAAAAGGTATCAGAATTACCTTTGTGTACGGCTAGTGAAAGGTGGCGAAAAGAAGATAAATTTGCCGTTATGAAATCGGGCCGTAAATCTGCTTGGCGATTATTTGATACAAGACAATTAGCATTGGACTTTCTTAAATCTCAAAATATGGTTGAAGGCAAAGGTTGTAGTATTGTTGAACGATTAGGCGAAGATACAAGGTGTATGCACTATTGTAGTGTAAATAAATTTTGTTCTCACTATATGAAAGTTAATTTCTAATGGCTAAAAAAAAAGATAATGTAGTTAGGCCATTTGCTTATACTAAAGATACTTTAATCATGGACTTGCTTCATAGATATGCCAAACGATCAGAAATTGGTATAGCTGAACACGGCAAGACTATGGTTGAGGCGGATAAACCCGTAGATCAATGGATAGAAGACGCACAAGAAGAGGCATGGGACAAAATAGTCTATCTTGAAAAGTTAAAGCGAATACTCAAAAATCTAAATATTAAATAGAACAAACCAAGAACATAGTATATAATCTGTACTATGCTTAAATTCATATTAGTTATACAATTATGCTATGGTGCAACGGGTGTATGTTTTAGCCCATTGACCAATGCTGATTTTATATATGATGACTACAAATCATGTATTCTTCAAGGATATGAACAAGGATCAAAATTCATTAGTGAATTAGACGATCAATCCATGAAATCTAAACCTTTAATCAGATTTTGGTGTGAGGAAAAAGTAATTAATGAAGAAGAAAAGATCAACACATAAAACCCCTAGTACAAAGGATAGTTTGGGGGTAATTTCCTACCAATTATCAGAAATACACAAAGATTTAGCTAAAAATAGCAAAGATATAGAGGATTTAAAACATCAAGTATCAATGGGTAAGGGTGGAATAAAAGCGGTTTTTGTGATAGGTTCTATTGTAGCTATTATATTAACTGCTATAAAGATACTTAAAGGATAATAAAAATATGATTGGAATTTTAACAAAACTTCTACCTAGCGGAATTAAATTAGGTATGGAAATAATGAAAAACAAACAGAACACTAAAAGATTAGAAAGTGTTGCTGAAATGAAGCATATGGAAAGAATGGCAAATGGTGAGTTAGAATATAAACAAGCCGTTATGACTAATAATCAACAGGGATGGAAAGACGAATTTGTTTTGCTTTTAGTTTCGGCTCCCGTGATGATCTTAATTTGGTCTATATTTAGTGATGATCCTGCCATAATGGAGAAAGTAGATAAGTTTTTTACACAATTTAATAATATGCCTTTTTGGTATCAAGCCTTGTTTATTGGTGTAGTTTCGGCTATATATGGTCTTAAAGGGGCTGATATTATGAAAAAGCCTAAATAGTATGTACGAAGAATTAAAAGAACGAATTAAAGAACATGAAGGTTTTGTACCTAGAATATATAAAGATAGTCTAGGATTTGCCACAATCGGATTTGGCCACCTTGTAAAAGAAGGTGAACAATGGGAAGAAGGCAAAGAATACACAAAAGAACAATTAGAATATGTCTTTGATACAGATTTTGAAGAAGCTAAAAAGAATGCTTTATCTTTAATTGGTGATATTGAATTAGTTGATGATGCTAAATGTGTCATAATTGAGATGGTTTTCCAATTAGGAATTGGTGGTGTTTCCAAATTTAAAATGATGTGGGAAGCATTATCTAAAGGTGATTACGGAGAAGCCTCTTTTCAAATGATGGATAGCCGTTGGGCTAAACAAACTCCAAAACGAGCAGAAAGTCTTTCAGCCATTATGAGAAGTTGCAAAAGTTAATTAACTTTGCTATACACTCTACAATGGTATGTTAGTATTTGAAGAAATAATAATAAACTACGATAAACTAGACAAAGAGATTCCTATTGTCCGTGATGTACATATAGACAAGGGAATTGTAACTTACATTGATCCAAGAGAAAAGTTAAAAAACTTGGAAGAATGTAAAGAAGGAAATTGATGTGTACAAAAGGATTTTAGTTATAAGTGATTTACATATACCATATCATCATAAAGATAGCTTTGCTTTCTTACGAGAAATTAAGAAATTATATAAACCAGACTTCGTGGTTAATATTGGCGATCTACTTGATTTCCATGCTATATCTATGCACGATCACAACCCAGACTTATATTCTGCTGGTGATGAATTAAAACAATCAAGAATTTATATAAAAGAATTAGAATCTTTATTCCCAGAAGTAACAGAAGTAGATTCAAACCATAGTAGTTTAGTATTTAGAAGAGCATTAAAATATGGAATGAGTAAAGAATTTTTAAAAGGTTATGGTGATTTTCTCGGTACTAAAAAATGGAAATGGGTAGATGATTTAACTCTTACAATGTCTAATAAACAAAGATGTTTCTTTACACACGGAAGATCAGCAGATGTTTTAAAAGTATCTCAAACAATGGGTATGTCAGCAGTACAAGGCCATTACCATACTAAATTTGTAATATCTTATTGGGCTAATCCCGATAATTTATTCTTTGGTATGAATGTAGGATGTCTTATTAATCAAAAAAGTATGGCCTTTTCTTACGCAAAGAATTTTAAAACTAGATTTATATTAGGATGTGGTATGATAGTAGAAGGCATACCTAGACTAATGCCTATGGTATTAAACAATAAAGGTAATTGGATAGGTAAGTTAGTTTAAAATATCCAAGCTGATACAACAGCAGATACTACAGCTACAATAATAACTTTTTTCATACAAGGATCACAAAGTCCTGTTCTATCTTGTACCCATGTAGCTATTGATTTTAATTTTTCCATTTATACTCCTTATAGTACGATTGTGTCTGCTTCTTCCTCGGTAAGAGGTTCACCAGCAATTAATTTTGCTTTAGCACTAGCTTTTAAGTCTGCATTAGCTTGTGCTTCGTTTGTATCAGCAGTTTCTAATTCAGTTGCTTTAGCTTGTATTTCCGCCCAAGTTGGTGCAGTACCTGTAAATACATTTTGC